GGGTTAGACAGCACATCTGCTGCAACATCTTTACCAAGTGGCTGCTCCCTTTTTATCTTCAGAAACAAATCAGAGTACGCAGTCTTTTGCGCAGTGGTAAGTGTAGTGTTCTCTGACATAAAGATTGCTTCTATCTCATCAGGGGTAACTGTCCGGGCGTACTTATCCATAGCAGCATCAATAGCCTGCTTAATCTTACGTACATCTTTACTGAACAGCCTATCTGGACAACGTGACCCCCTGTGATCATCGTAGAACGATTTGTCCATCAAACTTCTAACCAGTGATAATTCCATTTAACTTCTCCATATCTTCGGGGTTACGATATTTCAAATCATCTTTCAAACGTAGGACACGAACATCGTTTACATGCCCACGTAATTCTTTTGCTATCTGCAAATTCTTAGTAAGCGCATCGGGATCTAACGCTACTATGGCTGTTGAGAACTGTGCAAGATACCCTTTATGCCCTTCCTGTAAAGAGGTACCAAGAAGAGCAACCCCGACAAAGGATGTTAAACTGCCAACAACAGTAGCACTCACACAGTCCTCAACAACTACAGCGACACTACCACAACCGTAATGGAAAGGCAAGTCACTATTTCCATATCTTTTCCACTTAGGCAATCTAGTGCTTAAAGATCTGCCTATAGCATCTATCAAAACTTTATCACGCACAATGGGAAACACTATTCTGTTTTCTTTTATGTCGTGCATGACACTGAGATCATCTGGATCAAATCCATAACTGTAACAAAACTTTACAATGTTTCTTTCTCTCCTGTGTGGCACTATATATGCTGGTAAGTTAAAAGACTTTTCTGCATCTGATAAATCTTCTTTTCTTTTCTTTATATCATCCACAGATAATCTTACACGCTTTTGTCCAGATACACCACAGGACAATCTATAACAATTCCACAGAAGAGTGCCCATGTTATTGGTCACAGTAAATGTCCTTTGCCCACAGTTAGGACAAGACATTCTTTTTGTTTCTCCATCATATAAATGTATATCACTTATATGTTTATATATATTATGTATCATAAGTTCTCCTGTGGCACGTTCATGTGCTTTTAACATGGTTTTTACGGGCTGTCAATGCATTTTCTGCACTCGTATACGTATTTTTCATGTATGGTTTAACACTATTAGGACTAGCATGGCCTGTTACAGCCATAATTTGACCCATCGTGACACCTGCCTCTACCATTTCGGTAGTGCCTGTGCGCCTTAAATCTGCGATTCTAAGCGTGTTAGGTAATCCTGCTAGGGTGATAGCCTCACGAGCATGTCGAGACAGTCTGTCGAGCTTGTAGGGCGAGTAAACACCATTCTGTGGTTTGAAGTAAGGTGCGACATACTCTTGAAAGCCGAAGTCTTCTTTCTGCTGCACTAGCATTTCGTATAGATCATCCTCTATGGGCAAGTGTACTACTGCACCACGCTTGGATTGCTCTAAATTTAATACTTGATTTTCGAAGTCTATGTAAGAAAACTTTAACATTCGCATGTCCCCCACTCTCTGGCACCACTCGTATGCCATCTGTGCTATTAGTCCTAGATTACGAAACTCAAAATGAGAATAACAATAGTCTAAAAACGACACGACTTGATCTTTACGCCAAACAACCTTGCGGGGCTTGACCTGTTTACGCTTAAATGTGGTGAAAGGATTGGCCTCTACAAACCCCATCTCCATGCCAAACGAATACATCTTTCGTGCTACAGCACACATGTGATTGGCCATGTAGACCCCCCGTTGTAGCCACTGCTCATACGCTTGTCTAGCTTTTGCCCCGGTCATGTACTTTACATTTGTGCTTGACAAACACTTGCCCTCTACTTTGGTAGCGAGTAGCACCCGCATGTAATAGTCATATTCTAGTTGAGTTTTGTATGCTAACGTCTTGTAATCATTAGACAAAAAATATTTACTGGACAAATCTTCAAGTGTAATTTTAGACATGCTAACTCCTTTCCTAAAAACTTGCGGCCCCCCCCCATGACCGTAGACAAAAAATTTTTTATGAGAGAGGACACAAAGCCCTCTCCCAATGTTTAGTTATCTATGCGGCTAACAATTCTTTGAACGGTTTGCTATCAATCCACTGAGACACAGTATGCTCTCTGTTAAACATACTAACAGCGGCGGTATCTTTGCCAGTGTTTCTTAGCTGGAAGCCGTTGTCATTAGCGTGGCTAGAAAAGTTAGTAAACGCTGAATACAAAGCCCATGCATTGTGTCCACGTGTCTTAGCTTCCTGTGCATATAAGCCCAGCATCTTATCGCCTACACGCTCTGATTTCATCAGCGTGTGCAACATATTGCGCACATCTGTGTAGACTAGTGGCTTTCTAGCCCAGCCTTGCAGACGCTCTGACTGTGCATAGAATGACTGTGTAGATCTGCGCAGATCCATGATGAATCTGTCCATGCTGAACAGGCTACTATTCTTCCGGCGTACCTTGTCATGCTCTCCGCGAATCATGCCATTGGTGCAGAAGAAATCAATCGCACCAAAGAAAACTTGATTAGAACAAGTGCCATCTATTCCATGCAGGGCAATAATGCGCTGGGCAATAGTGGTGCTATGCTTATCTGTTTCGATTCGGGCAGTCACATTAGGCAGAGTCATGTCAAGCAAAGCCCATGCGTTCTTACGGGCACTGCGCCATGTTGTCTTCATGTCTGCTGATTCTGCCTTACCAAGATTTTCTGTGATAGTGTCGTGAACACCATTGAAAAACTTGTCATGGCTGGCACAGCTAAACGTGTGGCCAACTACACCAATATATTCGTCTGTCTTGGCATTGATGACATATTTTTTATCATCAACCTTTGTAGGCTCAAAACGTACATTGAAGTCTAGATTTTCTGGTATAAAATCAAACGGCATAATAATATTCTCCTTTCTTTTTACAACTGATAGTTTCTTATATAGGTAGCTAAGTTAAAATGTCAACTACCAAAAACCCAAAAAAGATAACTAAACCTAAAATAATATCCATGTCTAGTTACTCTCATATGCGCCAAGATTAAACTGATTCGCTAGTGTGTCTTTGGCATCTTCTAATTCTTGCAAGTCATACGCGGATACACATTTTATGCCACCCATAGATGGATACAGAGCAGTCTCTAGTACATCATCTAGCAGTTTGTATACGTTAATAACGGACATACGTTGTGCATAGGATAGCTTATTTATTTTTACTGCACGTGCTGATCTATCTTTTTCACGTTGTCTAGCATGATAGGCAATACGTTCCTCAGTAGTCATGTTTTCATATTTTTTAGCCATAGTAATATCTCCTTTCTCCTAGAATAATGGTATATAGAGGTTGCCTTCTTTAATTTCAAGGGTCAACAAAGCTAATTGTTTCTTTTCTGTGCTGACATCTTTACCCTGCCACTCACCATCTGTGACAATTTCACGCAGTCTCTTACGTTCCCTGTTGACATCCAGCAATCGTGCATCACTGGCTTTGTCTGGGTATGTAGGATCAACATACATAACGCATCTCATCTAATAGGTAGGCTTTTAATCTTTTCTCTGGATCATCTAAAAACTGCAACAGATCTTGTATTGCAACATAGTCCCCATTGTTCATATCCATTTCGATCTGTTCAGCCACCTGAACCACTAGGTGTATATTTGGCTTTGGCTCACTCATCGTCATCACTCCTTTCTATGCAAAAGCATTGCTGTTGTGGGTATTCAAAACTACGTATTGTAGATTCATAGTGACACTGCGACATCCATGTATGCCCAGACCACACCTCTAGTTCTACGGTATAGGTATTAATTGTACCTAAACAGGCAAGCACTACTGTTATACTATTCATCCTATTATCCTTTCTATGATACCCGCTATGGCATGATAACCTGCCCAGCCTAAAAATGCAAAGATGCAAAAGAACAAGAACATTTCAATGCCATCATGCGTGAGGTAATAATATTTCACTTTGTGCCATATGTTATTCATGCTTGCCCCCTGACTATAGCATTAAGTTCCCGATAAGGACGATGCTCGTTAGCTTCCGAACGAAGCGCGGCTAGGTCAGCAAGGCAAGCCCTTCTTTGTTGGGTATCATTAATGCAAACATAGCGAACCATTTTTTCAAAATATACAATCTTTTTTATTGCTGCATTATTCATGCTCACCCCCACTGCCTCTGCCAAGCCCACCAAAATACTGTGGCTTGCGCTTGGCTGTTTCAAATACACCTGCCGTAATGAACACACCAGCTATAAGAAGGGCGTGTAGTGCGGCACTGATACCAAACACAACGACAGAGCCTACCCACATAGAGAAGATAATGCACCACATCCATGCCAGTATTTGCATGACCATGTGCCTTGTATTTGTGTCAGGTATGTGGCGCAGTGGGTTGTACCTACTGTCCATGATTAGTTTGTATGTGTTACGCATCGTCATCAATCTCCTTTACAAATAGTTCATGTGGTATCTTGTCCCAGTCATCACGTCTGATTCGCCACTTTTGATGCTGAATCGGTGTGCAGAGTCTAACCCACTTTCTGCCTACCACCACCCATACAAGGCGTGTGCCCGATACAGGGTAGCGTGTGTCGTATAGGTCACAACGATATAGCTGGGCGTTAGACCACGTTGCTTCTGTTGGTTGCCAACTAGGTGACATATCATCCATCCTTATACAGTTTGTATATTATATAACATATCCCGACTATGCTTAGAGCAAGATAGCTTCCTATGAAAACACTGTCCCAAGGTATAGTGTTATATATACATAGTATCGTTTCACAATTATTCAAGACTGTCTCCTGTTATAATACGTTTTCGACTAAATATTTTGTTAAGTCTTCGACAGTCAAGTGGCCTACAGGTTGATTTTGGCCAGCAATCCATATCTCACAGTCATTGCCTTTTTTGCCCATGATTCCATCACCCTGTATGATTGAGACTGTTCTGCCATCTTTTGTAGTTAATAAAATTTGATTGTAATTTTCACGCATAGTGTTTCTCCTGTTATAAAGGTGAGCAGTTTTGCTTCATACTCAGGAAGGTTCCCTTTCAAGTTGATTAGGCACCATTGCCTATTTATCAGTTGATGCTTCTTGCAACATCTTACGTGTTTCAGTGATCCACATCAACCGATTCTGTTCGCGCACCTTACGATTCATCCGGCGTTCCTTTTCCCATGTACGATTGCGCTTCTGATCGCGTGACATTTTTTTCATCTTTACGTTCATAACTGCCTTTTCCTTTCTTTGGCTGTACTACTTGTTGACTATATCTGCGTCTGTTGTGTGCCATAACTCTGGCTACTTTGTTTATATTGTGTACCCTATCCACCATTTCAAGACTCCCTAGAAAATATTTTTTCTATTTCTTCTATGGCATCAGCTACGTTATGTTCGTTAGCTTGATACAGTACACCTAGACCACCTGCCTGCTCCCATCTTTTTATGTTCACTGGTTTGTCATCTACCAGAATATTTGGTGTGCCATCATATGGATCAGTGGCGTAGTGGTGTTTGTTACCTGTGAATATCAGGTTGTCTATTCTGGGTAGGAAGTCATTATCCTCTAGCCACCTGCGCTTCCAATAGGCTGAATTATCCCTATCGTGCCTTAGTGGTGATGAGCATATGCCCCAATCCCATTTAGATTTGGCGTATTCTACTAATTCAAAGGCATCTTCGAATCGTTCTAGTGTGTAGAAAAATGACGTGCCCTCTAAATATCGCACCTTTTGTTCTACATCCTTAATCTGTTTCCAGTGCCCTACATCGTGTAGCTTTTCTAAGCCACCGAAGAAATCAGCTAGTACACCATCCATGTCTAAGTATAATTTCATTTTTATGTG